TAGCCTCCATAGCCCTGCGGGCAGCGCGGGGCTTCCCCCTTGGGGACCCCGCATATGCATCCCCGTGGAGTGAACGCTCGGGGGCGGAGCCCCTCGCTACCCATTTGATAATCTGTGTGTTGGGAGTGATGAGTTCCAGGTGTCACAAATTATGGCGAAACGCAGAAGAGCGTGGAGAAATGCTGCTCGAAAACGAGTAAAGCGAATGTTTAGATCTAAGAAGCGAGTAGCTCGAAAGAGAACTACAAGGCTTCGTACTTCAGTGAAGACAGGTCTCGGGTTTCCTAGAAGGCTAACCCAAACGCATCGTTATGCTCAGACTGGAGTGATCCAAGGAGGTTCCTCAGGAGCGATGGTAACTTACAACTTTCGTTGCAATGGAATGTTTGATCCTGATGCTTCAGGAGGAGGGCATCAACCAATGTACTTTGATCAGTTAACTGCTCTTTATGATCATTATACTGTTATCGGTGCTAAAATTACTGTTATCTTTGCAATAGCTGAATCTACACCAACAGTAACGCAAACACGTATGCCAATTACTGTGGGAGTATTCATTAATGATGACACAACTACTACACCAGGAATTAATGGTGTTTTAGAGAATGCTACTAACTCTGCGAGTTCGTTTACATTAAACGATGGATCTCCACGACGAATCGTGAAGAAATGGAGTGCTAAGAAGACATTTGGAGGTTCAATCTTAGGAAATAGCAATTTAAACGGTACAGCAACCGTTAATCCAGCAGAAGAACAGTTTTTCACTTTGTTTACTGATAGTTCTGCAGTTGTGGAAGCGATAGATGTGTTTTACAGGGTGCAAATCGATTATATCGCAGTGTGGACAGAATTAAAAGATATTGCAAGTTCTTAATTGTTAAAGAATTCAATGGTCTTAAAACGTCGATGAAACGCATCTTTTTGTTCATCTTTAATGTCTTTAATTAAATCATCAAGACAAAAATTACTTGTAAAGATAATAGCTTCAGGTCGAATGCCATTTTTAAAAGAGCCGCCTTTGTATTCAGCGGCAAATGGATAAATATCAGTCCATTGTAAAATTAAATCAGAGTTTTTCTTGAAATAGTCAGGATTAACATCTTGAATGCAGACAAATTTTTCATCTGCATACCAATCCCACCAATGGTTCATTCCTTTCACATAATGATCGTGATGATCTTGAAAACACTTACGAGTTTTACCTGATCCAGGAGGTCCCCAATAAAGAACACCAGTTTTTAAATCTGGAGACCATGTAAGAGGAGAAGGACGAGGACGATGCTCATTGTAAATACGTTGAAATGTAGAATAGTGGCGAATACGCAAATCCACACGAATTTCTTCATACCGACCATATTTAGCGGCATTCCAGGCATCTTCCCAAACTTGACGCTGCTCACGAGCAGCACTACGGTCCACAGGAGCATCACCAAGCTCCAGAACAATATCTCCATCCTTCTTACAATACTGTGCGGCCTGAAACTTTGAGCCTTGTCTAATGTCAACGTGACATCCCAAGCGGGAGCGAATCGCAGTGAGAAGGCGCTTAGATCGAAATTCAATGTAACCTTGAAGGTGAGGGCGGCCTGTCGAAGGACAAATTTCACGTCCAATGATGCAATACTCAACAGAGCCAAGGTTACGGACCATACTAATCCAATTGTCATCCCAATTAAAATTTGTGAAAACATATCCGCGGGAAGACATAACTTTTTTTTATTAAATTTGTGAGAAAAAAAAATTGGCAAAATGTGGGTCATTTTGAGTGGTTTACAAAAAAAATAAATAATAAAAAATTTTTTTCGTTGGTCCAGACCAGAGGTCTAGGTACCGTACCACCAAGTGTCTAGGTACGGTATTTTTGTTGGCGCGGGCTAACCAACAGCCAGGGAGGCTAGGGGTAATAATAGACCCTAGCCTCCATAGCCCTGCGGGCAGCGCGGGGCTTCCCCCTTGGGGACCCCGCATATGCATCCCCGTGGAGTGAACGCTCGGGGGCGGAGCCCCTCGCTACCCATTTGATAATCTGTGTGTT